ATAAGCAGCTAAAGCAATTCTTGCAACTCCTAGTCCTCCTTGTTGATGTAATAAATAATCAACTACAGCAGGATCTAAAGATTCTATATAACTAAGATCCCCACTTGTATTTTTAATATTAGCCTCTAAACTTTTTCTTGCACCTGTTAAATTTTTAACAAAACCTTTTGCAGACTCATAGAGATCGTACCTATCTATACCTAGGCTATCAGCTAATTCTCTACTAAATTGAAATGGTCCATGATAAGAACTCCCTGGATCATTCATTCTAGGATCTTGCCCATAAGAACTTTCATAACCGTACACTTTCCATAACGTATTAATATTATAACCAGTTTCTTCGGCTACACGCATTAAAACCTCTTTATCGCGTTGAGATTGCACATGCGGGTCAGTAGGAGATGTAAATGTACTAAATAAACCCATTATCTTAAACCTCCACCACCACGTTTTCTTCCGCGTTGATTCTTTCCTCTTTTTCTAGCTTCTACTTTAATTGTATCTGGAGGTAACATATTTAGTTCACCTGTGTTTAATAATGCTGTAAATAATAATACTTTAATCATTTCTTTTTACCCCAACTAAAAGGATTAAGGTTAAGCTCTTGTTCATACCAGTTCATTCTTTCTTCCATTTCACTTACATGCTTTTGTTCTGCCTTTTGCATTTCTTCTGCATGTAGTTCTATTTCATTCATAGCTAAAGTCATATCTTTTTCTAATGTTTGTATTCTACCTTCTATAGTCCAAAAAGCATATACAACCATTGCTGTGCCTAATATTATCTGAAGAAGCCATTTAAAATTGATAGTGATAGACATACCATCATCAATAATTCTAGATACTTTCGATGAACGGTTACTCATCTTTCTTTTCTTCTTCGTCTTCCTTCTTCTTCTTAGGACTTAAATCTTTTAATGTAAAACAATCAGCCATTATGCAGTTATCCAATTCTTAGCTTTTGGTTTATGCTTATAATGTGTTCCATCTTTATTTTCCATAATACCTTTAGGTGGATGGGCATATTTACAAGCATATGCCAATGCATCAATAGTATCATCATGACCCATTCTAGGTCCAAAAGTTATAATCTCTCTTTGAAGGTCATACATGTCTTTCTTAAGGTGTACCGAACCGATTGCAAACCTTTGAGCAAGAATTTCTTGAATCCTGTCTCTTTTTGACATTCTATTACCTGGTTTTTCAGCAACGTATTTAACTGAAAAGTCATTTTTCCTACGCATTTCTGCCATAAGCGCTTGAAAAACTGGCTTAGACATTGTAGTATCTTCGACTGTGAAAAGGGAAGGATGGAAGATGTTATTAAGCTGGAACATGTAATCCACAATTCCCTTTTTGCCGTCCCCTGGGATCCCAAGAACAGCGAGGCTGCGCTTACGTACATAATCGAGCACATATACATTGTTATCTGGATCAACACCGACAGTAAGTAAAACACTGAAGTCACTATCCCTACGAGCAGAATCTGTAGCGGGGTCCACACCCGAGAAAACATTAAGTGGCTTAACATCTCCCTCGCGTGTGTGTATGTATGATATTCCTGTTTCTTCATCATGTATAAATTGTCCCTCCCAATATTTTATATGATCTCTAGTAAATATTGCATCCTCTTCACTTTGAACTTCCATCATATATTCTTGATAGAATTTCTGTGGTTGACCAGAATCACTATAAAACTTTTTCTTTCTTTCCATTTCTTTATGTCCAAACCAACTTGGCCACAAAGGAGTACCATCATCTTGTATTGCTTTATATGTCACTACTCTCCAGCTAAAATCCTTTCCTTCAGATTGTGCCCTATCGTAATTAACAAGTATATTATTAATAAAACTATCGAAATGAACGGGAGTACCATTAATACGAAGCCTACCAGTGCCAGGTTCAAGAGCAGGGAACACAACAGCTGTAACAAGGTTAGAGATTTTAGCTCTAGACTCAGGCGTAACGGTATTATTCTCGTCTTCAAAGTCATCCAAGACGATAAGGTCGTATCTCTTGTGGAGCTTAGCGCCTCCTCTAATACCTGATAAGTTAGATTTACTGATGAGTTTAGTACCATTTTTAAGCTCGATATCATCTTCTGTCCATTTTCTACCTTTTAAATTGCCGAAATAGTACAAAAACTTATCGTTATATTCCAAGTGATATTTTACATAATCTAAATTAGGTACAGATATTTTACTTGAAGCAGCTACCCATCCATAAAATAACGGATCAGTAGCAAAAACAAAATCATGTAATATACTGCATTTAGTAAGAACTGTTTTACCATGACCCCTAGGTAATATAACTGCTAATTGTTTTACATCTAAATTATTTACTGCATCTGCTACTTCATAGTGAAAAAATGGAGTTTCAGATCTACCAAAATCATCAGGTAAAAATAATTTACCAAATGCTATAATGTCATTCTGTGCCATTATAAGCTGCTCTTCTGCAGTAGAAACGTTTTTTGTATTTATATTAGCCACTAATCTATTGTACCAATAACCTCTAGTAAATCTTTTATTCTACCTGTATGAAGATGAGCTAATTTTTGAAGTGCACCTGCATCTTCTAATGCTCTCCCGTCAGCTCTTTGCATTAATTTTTGATCACCATAATTACTACGTATAACATCGTCAAACTTTAATGCTCTTTCGTTTATTAACTCCCAATTTAGTGTTTTTACCCAATGCTTAAAGTCAAGATTACCTTTATGTGGATCGCTATTAAAAGCAGATTGAAACTCTTCTTTTACAAGCTCTTCATATTTTTTCTGCTCTACAGGGGTCATATTTTGTTCATATTCAGACATGGTAATAGCACCACCTGTAATGTACATATCATTACCAGCAATATTATTCATTAAATCAAAGGGATTAGTTTTTTGAGGTTTAGGTTTTAGAGGCATTATTATTTCCTTCTGTTAATTCAGGTCTCTCAGCATCCGCTAATTGCTCAGGGCTAAAGCCCTGGAATAATGCTCCACTGACCTGGGTTACCTTAGTTTGATTCTTATCTTCTAGATCCAATATATCAGCTAGTTTAAATAATGCTCTTAACCTAACATCTTCCTTTTCGGATGTTTTTGAGGCATCTTGTATATCTTTAAGAACAGACTTTGGATCTATTCCTAGCTCTTCACATATTGGCTTTAATTCTTCTTTCATAGCTGTATATATCCTTTCTGTTCTCATTAACTGCGAGGATTTAACAGAAGCATAGTTAATATTCTTAGTAGGAAATGCTTTTAAGTATGCATCCCTGGGACTCAGGCCAGATGCTAAGAACTGTACAAAAACTAATTCACAGCGGGTAAGTGTGGTCCGGTCCAAGAGAATATCTTCAGAGCTTTTACTTCCCCCAAAAGTATAAATGTTTACTCTGCGACTTGTGTCCATTTTAACGTTTTTGCCTACAGGAAAAGTTCCTGTGCACGTGCCCACGTATTCTCTGACCTTGTTCCGCCCATATTTGCGAATCATTTCGCCTCTTCTCAGCACCTGGATGATACAGTCATCGTCAGCCTTGACCCAATCACCTACGCGACTAAAGCGCCAATTCTCGATAACAACGAGTCCATTTTCTAATTGATCCTCTGGATCATAAACTTTATGCTCTACCCCATTTACTTTATAAAATCTCACTCCTCTAACTTCTCACTATATTTTGCACCTTGTTTCCAACCAGCAATGAAGGCTTTACGTATATCTTCTGTATCATTATTTACCTTCTTTATACTTCGTTTTTGGATAGCGATACTCAATCGAACCCGTTTCCTCTCCATGTATATCAGCATCTTGTATAGAATGTTTCTCACCCACCGGATGAGGCTTACCCGAATACGGTCATATATGGTAAGTTTTATCTTTCCCTGTCATGTATCTATCTCCTTACTGATATAAGGAAACCATTTATTTAGCTTCCTTTTACGATCATCACAATCACTACAAGGCTCAATACCAGTAGTACGTTTAATAACTCGTGCAAGAGTATCACCAAGACCTCTAGCATCTGTATTCTCTCTCACTTAAATCCTTTCGAGTAATACCTCGTCGCCCAAAACGCGAAGCGTTTTATTAAGCCTTCCCAATAATATTACAGCCTTCAACAAGCTCGGTATCATCTTCATCGAGTACTTCCTTTAAGGATAACTCTAAAACACCCTCTGTATCCCCTTCAATCTCCTCGCTTATATACTCTATCTCTTCTTTCTTGTCATCATATACAATAGTCAGTGTATATACTTTCATAAGACCTCCTTTATATTAAGCGAAGTTACTAGTAGTAGTTTACTAGGTTTATTTTTTAAATGCAAGTCTTTTTTTCAGCTGTAAGTACTTGTCTTTAATGAAGTTAATAAATACCGACCAACGAGTCGGAATCCTAGCACCTGATCCTAAACGCTTTTGTTTCATAAACTCATTTAGCTTATGGGATTTTTTCTCCATTTCTACAAAATCTGCGAGTACTTGAGAAAGGTCGTATATAGCTCTTTGATTGTTCTCTACTCCCAGTCTTACCTGGTCGAGATAGTTCATCATTTCTTTGTATGTTGCTTTTTTCTTTTTCATATCTATGTTTGTGATCTATAGCACAATATAAGGGACAAATATATTCCCTGTCAAGCCTTTTTCCAAGCTTGTCTATACCCACTATTACTAGAAAAAATACTGCCTTACTTACACTTTCTTCAACGGTACCTGCGCTCTTGTGAACACCCAGGCTGCTATGTTCAAGCCCCCTAGGGCAAGCAAAGCCCAGTTGCCATAGTTGACATAATAGTATAAGTTGTATAAGCCAATAACCAGATTGAACCATCGTATGCATTGAAACCATTCATCTCTTTTCATGTTTATCCTTTTCTATTACAGGCAGGTAGGAACGGAGGATTTCTTCTAGTTGAGCTACGTCTTTGTTGAGTTGAGTAACCCTCTCTAGGGTCACTTCGTACATATCTTGCCAATTCATACGCAAATATAAGCAAGAAAAAGTCGTTTGTCAAGTGATATTTCTCACAAAACGAAAAAGCTTTAAAAAATGTAGCATTTTATCGTGTGGTCTTTCAGAAGGTGTACACCCCTATGGGGTGATTAAACGTTATCACGATTACGTTATTTTTGGTTTTATATAGTAGGTTATTTTTGAAGTGTTAACTATTAATAATAAACATAAGGAGTAAGAAGTGGCAAACTTTAGAGATATCAATGGTGCATCACGTCAGTTAAACAGAGTAACAGACATCGAACTAGAAACTCACAACAGGTCAGCACTAGAGTCAGTAATGGTAGCGATGGCTGCTTCTGGCAGAGTGCAAGAGATGGCTGTCATAGCACAGACATTGGAGAAGACTAGTAGAGAAATGCAGATTGCTGATACATTGAACGCACTAAACTCAACGATTGCAACATTAAAGAACCCAACAACTCATGAAACAGATGAGGTAACACGCTTAAAAGCTGAGAATGATAGCTTAAGAGCACAGTTGGCGCAATAACTTAAGAGGGGTATTCATTTACCCCTTTTATTACTCATACATGTGTGTAGTCTTTATGATGAACATACACATAAACTCACAGGGATATGATGGGAAGATGATCCCGATGAATTATAGCCATACAATATGGTTAATAGATACTGTCAAAGAGTGATAGCATTGCGACGAAGATTTAGATCTTATTGGTCAACTATTATACACACTGGATACTATCTTTATAAGTAGTAAGGAGAGTTGATCCCCATCAATTGACTCTCCACTAAATTGGAGACGGCAATCCACAAGAAACCGCAAGTAGATGAAAAGTCTACACTTCGCGCCTCCTAAGCAAGTTAGAGGAAGGGTTCGTCCCACGTTAGCAATGATTGTAGGTAAGAACCTACATATGCGCGGTAAACTGCTAAATATTAATATTGCTAGCGATATATATCTATATATTTATAGGTGTACTCTAGGTATGTAGTACCAGAGAACTCTGATCAGGGGAGCTAGCATAAATTGAGAGAGTAATGGAAGGGTCAAGCTTAGATATATAACCAAAACGGCATCAGGAAGAACGAGACACTCCTAGGAGGTATAGTCCGATGTATA